GAATAACGCCGTCTGTAACTCTGACGGTATTACCTCCGAGTGTCCGTACCCCCACATTCACATCACTGGCGATAGACCTAATATCTGCACTGACACCATCTACAATATAACCTACGTTTAGAGTACCGCCACTAACCCCAATCGCATCTACACTGAGAGTCCCCGATTCAACAGTTACACTAACAGGTNNANNACCGNTNGTGNTGCCTNCCACCGCGAGGTATGGATTGGCGTAATCATTTGCANTGTTCTGCTCGATTGAAACAGGAAGAGGTACAGTTCGGGTGACATCAGTGGCTGTGCCATCATCACCATGGGCGATCTTGACGATTTGATAGTGGGCGCCGCCGACGACATCTGTGGCAATTGTCGCACCACCACTGCCGGGGTTTAGTTGAACATGATCGAGTACATCAGACATAGTGTGGCGTCTCCAAAATAACGGTGTTGACAGGGGTTTTTCTACTGTATATATATTCGTATGGAAGCAAGTGAGTTTTGTAAGAAGGTTGAAGATTTGGCTGCATCAGGATCTACCGATGGATACATCGATGCTGTCTTATGTGTCTGCGAAGAGAACAGAATGGAGCCATTTGTAGGCGCCAAGTTGCTCTCTAAGCCTATCATCGAGAAAATAAAGAAGGAGGGAAAGGACATAAATCTTCTCCCAACTTCGGCTAAACTACCGTTTGAGTAGTTGACACCACCAAAAATACATGGTATACTTACCGTACACATCGCACATACGATACAAGGAGATATAGCGATATGAGTTTCAATGACATGCAAAAAAACACAGGAATGAACGAGGGTCTGCTGACCGAACTGAACAAGATCAGTAGCGCCTCAAAGAAGAGTTATCAGGATGATCGATTCTGGAAGCCTGAGCGGGACAAGTCCGGCAATGGTTTTGCCGTAATTCGATTCCTTCCAAGTCCAGAGAACGAGGACACCCCATTCGTTCGTCTGTTCAGCCATGGATTCAAGGGTCGTGGTGGATGGTTGATCGATAATTGCCCAACCACGATTGGACTCAAGTGTCCTATCTGTGAGGCAAACAACGAACTCTGGAACAGTGGAGTGGAGTCTGACAAGGACATCGCTCGCAATCACAAACGGAAGTTGTCGTATATCACGAACATTCTTGTCGTGAGTGATCCCAAGAACCCAGATAATGAGGGGAAAGTTTTCCTCTATAAGTTCGGCAAGCGGATCTTCGATAAGATTCAAGAGAAGATGCAACCTGAGTTTGATGACGAGGATGCACTCAACCCATTCTGCATGTGGACCGGAGCAAACTTCAAGGTCAAGATCCGAGAGGTTGCTGGATTCGTGAACTACGACAAGAGCGAGTTTGCGACTGCTGAACCTCTGCTCGAAGGAGACAACGGTAAGTTGGAGGAACTCTGGAAGACCCAGTACTCCCTCCAAGAATTCGTTGCTCCTGATCAGTTCAAGTCCTACGACGATCTCAAGAGTCGTTTGGACAAGGTGACTGGTGGTGGGGGTGTCTCTGCCGCAAGAGCGTCCGCTGCTGCAACTGCGGAAGACACGGATCTTCCTGCGACTACAACAACATCAGATACTTCGAAAAGCACAGGTGCCGAGGGTGCGGATGACGCTCTCTCCTACTTTGAGAAACTTGCTTCCGAGGACTGATTCTCTTCGGGGTTTCATCCCCCGTCAAAATCCCGAAGGAACAATTGGAGGATGCTCGAAAGAGTGTCCTCCTTTTGTTTTTATAGATCGTCGTCGTCTGCTACACCGGGACTTCTTGCAGTCATTCCACCCAAGTACTGCTGGGTCTGGTTGACTTGCATCGTGTTGACCTCTTGATATCGAGGAGTCATTGCTTGTTGGTTATTTCTTGCCTGCGACTCCCGAAGTCTCTTTGTACTTGCGTCCATTTGACCACCCGCCGCATATCCACCCGAAGAAATTTTGGCGTTGAGTTGTCCGATAGACTTATCAATCATATCAAGTTTTCGTTCATAAGACCTTTTGGCTCTCCTACTTCCAGANACTGGTCCCTTTTCGGCAATTTTTGCTCGAACTCCTTGAAGACGAGTCAATTCGGAAGCGTTGGTTGTGGTTTGGAACCGACTGAGATCTTGTTTATGTTTAGAAGATTTTCCAATGTCACCAACTGCGGCTGCTGCTGTGGTTGCTGCTGTGGTTGCTGCTGTGGTTTTTGGAGATTGTCTTTCTATTTTGCTAATTCTAGCATTCAGTTCCCGTATTCTCGCTCGATCTTTGGTGCGGCCCGGGCCGCCGCTACTTCCGAAGAACTCCTCATCGTCCTTCATCTCACTCATCAATTCACTTCGTTCCTGTTTGAACTTTTCGAGCATCTTATCTCTTTTAGAAATACCAGATGTTGAAGATACTACCTTTCCCATAGAATCTGCGGTTGGGAGAGAAGATGATAGCATCTTATCTCTTTTAGAAATACCAGATGTTGAAGATACTACCTTTCCCATAGAATCTGCGGTTGGGAGAGCGGTTGGGAGAGAAGATGTAATCGCACTACCATCAATTCCGGCTAGAACTTCCATCCCCTTCGCAAGACTGTGAATTCCATCTCCCAACTTCTTTACATCAGGAGCCAACTTGACGAGTTCTTTGAGAATGTCGAGTGGGGACTTCGCTTTGATCAAACCAAACGACAAGAATCCAATTGCTGCTCCCGCTGCACCACCCATACCCAAACTAACTGCATCGAATGATAGAAGGATCATAGCCAATTGACCAAGTTCCGCTCCGACAGCAGCAAAGTTCATCGTTAGGAATGTACTCAAAGCCGACCCAATTACTCCAATTGCATCAGCACCCTTTTGTAGAAACGGTGCTGCCTCGGCAAAACCAATAAACTTATCCAACATCTCGAATGGTCCGGGCGGAGGACCGGGACCACCAAAGAAGGAAGAAACGCTTCCCAGAACACCAGAGACAATACCTCCTGCTGCTCCTGCTGCTCCTGCTAAGGTTAGTACCGCCATGAATCCTACTATGGCTGCTGTCAACACAACAATTCCTGCCGCTGCAAGAATCAATCCTGCACCAACTGCCGGATTTGCCATCTGAAGAAATCCGGGTAAAATTTCATTGAGGAAGGATCCAAGAGAACCCAAAATGAGGGTGAGTCCTTCACCGAGGGCTTGGAATGCAATTCCAAGAACCAGTGCTGCTCCTGCTATAATAAGCATCGCTGCTGCACCAAGTAGAAGTGCGACTGCACCAAAACCAGATGCCATCATCATCCCAAGACCCATCATCACAGCCGTCAAGGTTACGATGGCGATAATTCCTATCGCTAGAGTCTTGAAGTTTACTTTAGTGAATTCGACGAATGCTTTTGATAGGACGAATATCCCTGCCGCTACAATCAATAGAGCCAATGCACCTATTAGTGCTTTTGGATTTCCTATCGCAGAAAGTCCTTTTCCAAGACCCTCTAACAAACTTTGAATAACACTAGCAATTCCTTTCCCTATTTTTTTGAAGGCCTTTACTACCGTATCAACGATTTTCTTTAGAATATCCCCAACTGAATTGACAACCTTCTTGACGATGTTGATAAAATCGCCTATGAGTTTTTTGATGGAATTGATGACTCCCTCGAAAATCCCGGTTGTTTTCTTGGCAGTTTTGGCCATCACCTTATTTTTGCTTCCAAAAATTCCCGTTACACTTTTCAAAACCCCCCCAATAGCACCCTTCATCAAAACTATCTTGGAAATCAGCCCATAAATTCCCGTAAAGATAGAAAGTATTCCGCTAAACAAATTACCTTTCTTCTTTCCCTCCTTCTTGGCAGAAATTCCTGTTATAGCGTCAATGAGTTGTTGGTTTCTTTCCTCTTCTAATCTTAATTTCTCACGTTCTTCTTCTTCAGCACCAATACCACCCTTCTTGGGTTTGGTTGGTTTGATCTTCATCCCCATCAAAGTCCCTATAGACTTGGCGAGTATTTTGACCGCCTTATTTGCTTTGCGTCCTTTATCTGCAAACTTAGAGAAAGCATCAATGAGTGTGAATATAGGATCTAGAGCGGGTCCAGTCTCTAACTTGGCGATGTCGTGCATGAACGGAGAGAGGTATCCGATGAATATCTTGAGGAATTTCTTCATCCGACGACCGGCGAAATATCCCATATTGCCCATCGACTCAACCATCTTTCCCATACCATCAAGACCGGCAGTCGTGACCTCAAGCGGACCTTCGGACATTTTCTGCATATCAACAAGAGCGCCGCCAAGAATCATTAGTCCTCGCTTGGCTCGTCTTGCTCCAAAGAACGACTGCGAACTTAGTTTAGAAAACGCTTCTCCCAGATCACCAATTCCCTCAATCTTGGTGTCAATTTTCATCCCATCCATTGATTTGAGAGATTTCAAAAATCCCTTCATTGCGATTCTTGCTCTGAAGATTCCCACGAAACTAATCTTCTCAAAAGATTTTGCGATTTCTGCTTGAGTTTTACCAGCCTCTATCGCTTCCTTTTTGTCTGCTTTTGCTTTCGCTGCGATGTCTGCTAGTTTCTTCTTCTGCTCAATCTGTTCCTTGGTAAGTTTGACCTCTTCCTTACCAGAATCAACAGCCTTCTTAGAGGCATCACCCAATTTCGATGTAGCATCAGCAGCAGCCTCGGTTGACTTTGCAAGATCGTCCGTGGCTTTTTTCTGATTCTTCAGTTCCTCAGAGGCATCACCCAATTTCGATGTAGCATCAGCAGCAGCCTCGGTTGACTTTGCAAGATCGTCCGTGGCTTTTTTCTGATTCTTCAGTTCCTCAGTTGTTTTCTTGACATCCTTTGGGTCTGGAGGAATTGGGTTGGTGTCTTCTGGGGGAGTCATTTATTTATTTCTATCTACCTGCTTCGTGATTTCATACTCTGCATTTCACTGTTCTCTTTGGAAATTCGTTGGTTCTCTTCTTCTATATATTGATTGAGCAAAATGACGTATATATCCCTCTCCCAAGGAAGCATTGATTCGATATTGTCAAGAGTCCAATTGTAGTGTGTGATCATATTGAAATTGGTCTTGAAATATCCGATCATGCTCATGTGGCAGAGGCATAGACAAAAAAATCCTGAACACCTTCAAGAACCCTCGTATTTTTATTCGAACACAAAGGACATTTATAATCGAGTTTATATTTCATCGTTGGAATGGTTGAGAAGAAATCGGTGATCTTTGAGAACTGCTGTTGGGATAGACTGTCAAGAAACTCTAATATCTCAGCCTTACTATGATCTTCTGAACTATACACTTTGTCCTTGTCGAAGATGCATTCGACACAAGCAGCAACCACATCAAAACTTTGAGTAGCATCAATTTCACCATCTTCCGAGGCGTTTGCCGAAACTATTTCCATGTTAGGATACTTCAGTTTGACACCAATGGTGTCCATCAAAAGGATGTTAGGGTCAACCGAGCCTTCCTTATTGACCTTGACCTTTGTAAGATCAATGTTGATTTTGGTTGGTTCCTCACAATGTTGGCATGGGATGTGTGCCTCCACAATTTCCCCAACTGACTTGATTCGAATCTGTAGGAACAGATATTCAAGATCAGATACAGGAAGAGTGGAAGCATCTAAGTCTTTCGCACAAGCATTGACAACATCGATCAAAGCCTTAGATACGGTTGATGTTGTCCCATCTTCTGCTGCGACTAGAAGAACTTTTTCCTCCTTTACCAAAAAAGGTCGATANTTGACCTTTTTTTCNGTGCAGGGAAGGGTTGTTTCATAATACGGTACATTCAGTGTTGGTAGTGCCATTATTCATCTCCATGTAAAAACACTTTATTTGCAATCAAAGATTTGGGTTGAATACCCCATCAGTGATGCTTTCATGTGACGTTAAATCGTCGGATTCGTATGTGATAAAAGAATTGTTCATCATATTAGCCTCTTCTGACAACTCTCTATGAGTCTCGACAGCGCCTTCGTTGGCAACTTTGATAGGAGTTCCTGTCATTGGTTTCCTAATATCATCTGATTTGCGATTATCATATATCCCCTCTGGTGTGGTAGACTCTTCGCTTCCGCTAATATCAATTGGGTAATATCGTCTATAAGAAAAGGTTATATTCTGCTGTAACAAACTCTCCCCGCTCTCTGTGTCTAACTCTAGAGCATCAATGCTGGTCGGGTATAGTTCAGTCAGACATACCTTATAGACAGGAACATCTTTGTCTGTGTAAAGGGTGACAAATGCATCGCAAACATAGGAGTCGTAGTAGTGAAATCTTCCAGAGTTTGGATCCACAACCGAATCCATCCACCTTTCGAATACTTTTCTTTCCCACATCTCTGCTCCAAGCAAAAGCGTACAGGATGCTTCATTGGTATAGATTCTACCGTACGGCATCTTTCGATGAAGACCTCTTGTTTTGTATTCACTAGTTGAAATCCCACGACCGGGCATTGAGAACGACTTACAACTAAGCGAAATTCTATTTTGATATCCTTCGCTTCCATCAGGTCGTTTATATGTCACATAGAATCCCCTAGAGGCCTCCTCAATTGCAGGTCCGACAAACTCAACCTTAAATCTGTTGGGTCTAAGTGTACCATACTGATTCACTCTGTTTACCATGTCTATGATTCTAGCCATCAGGATCTCCTTGCTTTATTTATGCTTTCTTTCCACACGATCTGCTTCGATTTCTTCTTGAATTTCTCAATAGGCAAAATTGATGCAAGGGACCACTCTTCATGTGGAATCCGACGAACCATTGATTTGAGTTGCTTGTATTTATAGTGCTTCAAGCAAGGCATCGCGTATGCGTACTTCTTGGATGCTGCGATGATGGGATACTTGATCTTGAAAATGTCTCTACCCGCGACAGTTTTTATTGTGTTCTGAAGATTGTTCAATAGAATGACTCGATACTTTGGCGGAATATAATGGAGGTTGACTCCGAGGAAACCATCCTTTTTGTAGTCGAGAGCAATAATCATAGGGTATATATCGTAATATGGTAACGTCTCCCGATGTTCTGGGAGATACTTGTAGAGGTACATATC